TTTGCCGGACGTTCCCAGCACATCAGATACAGAGTCCCAAAAAGACATGATTTTTACTCCAGCAAAAGATTGTTGTTAGCCGCAGCCTGCATAATAATCCAGTTAGTGCCGTCAGACACCAGTGTGGCCCAATTTCCTACCACATCCAAAAGGATGGCCGTGCCAGCCGTTGTGCTGTCAAGCGGCACAACATTGCTGGACGCCGAGACAAGCGTTTGGGCCTGCATATTCTTGAACACTACAGACCGGCCAGTCCAAGATGACGCCGCAGGCAAGGTGACCGTACAGGTTGAGCCAGACTTATTGTTTATGACCCAGTTTTCAGTTGCCGCAAGGGTGAAGTCCGCCGTCTTGGTGACCGGAGCCGAGGGCGCGATGTAGTCCGTATTGGGCACAGCCGCTGAGATGGCGGTACCGTTGCCCTTGAGAACGCCAGTGATTGTGGTGGTAAGCGTAATAGCCGGTGTGCTGGTGGCCGTAGCCACCGTGCCTGCAAAACCGTTGGCCGATACCACCGATACGCTGGTGACCGTGCCACTGGTTGCTGGCGCAGCCCAAGTCGGCGCTGCACCCGTGGTGGCCGTCAGTACTTGGCCTGTCGTGCCCGCAGCGGTAAAGGCATATGCCGTACCCGTACCATACGCAATGCCGTAGGCCGTAGGGGCCGCAGAACCGTTTGTTCCACCATTGGCAATAGCCAAGGTGCCTGCAAGCGTTACAACGCCTGTGGTGGCCGTTGCTGGCGTCAGGCCGGTAGTGCCGCCTGAGAATGACCGCACACCGGTATTGCTGATGGTTACGTTGCCCGTTGCGCCGGACACTGAAATGCCAGCGCCCGCTACATTGGACAACACGCCTGAATTGGCAACGGTGATGGTTCCCGCCGCATTGGTGACCGTGATGCCCGCGCCAGTGCCCAACGTGTTAAGGGTGTACCCTGTGCCATTGCCAATAAGCAATTGGCCGTTGGTAGGAATAGTACCTAGTCCTGTGCCGCCATTGATGACCGGCGTGATGCCTAAACCTTCACCCGTAATTGTGTATAGGTTGTAAAACCAGCGATACCACTCACGCGAAACCGCACCCGTACGCTCGTCCGTAAGCGGGACGCGCGGGGGCGTGATCTGCGTAGTATTGCTAGGCATTGGTCGGGCTGAGTATCAATTCAGCGCCCATGATGGCTATCTTGACCGGATCAGTTCCCGACACTTCGTAAACCCTATCGCGCAACTTGAGCGTCATGCCCAGCCGCCGCCAAAAGACGCGGTGTCCATATGCGCCAATGCGGCCCATTGGTGACCAATGCTCATTACTAAAAGTGTGACCGCCGTCATCCGACCAGCGCAGCATTGCTTGGGGATCGTAGCCTGGTGCAGCGGGATAGGCCGTGGTTATTAGGTTGTACCCGCTAATATCGGTATCCGACAGTTCGTATTGGCCTAAAGGCTCAAAACCATCTCCTGCCTCGGTAGTTAGAGTAACGCCTGATTGGGTAACCAAATACGTCTGTACATATTCAGCCACAAGGTCTAACCCTGCTTCAGTGTCAATGTTTTCACTTTCATAAGCAGGGTACAAATTCAACCCCACGCCCGACTCAACATTCAATTGCAGGCTGTGGTGCGCGGTGCGCTTGAGGTTGTTCTGCCCTGACGGCAGCGCCCGCCATGAACGCAGCCACTTTTGGATGTCTCCGTTGTCGGCGTACACATCAAGATCGAACGTGTAAATGTTGCCGTTTTCAAAGTCACCCACAATGATGTTGCCGCCAAAGTTGCACTGGCAATTGCTGCGGTGGCGGGTGAACTCGCCGTTGTCCCATCCAGCACGCTCGTGCCAGGCTTGGGTCGCAACGTCATACACCCAGGTGGCGTTGCCAGACGGGAATGTCAGCACATAGAAAGCATGGCCCTCTTGCTGGTATGTGTACGCAATAGCGTCCGAGATGTTGCCGTACTGAGCAATTGCGTACTCAATAGCGTGAGTAGAGATGCGCTGGCCGGTGTAACCATTGGCGCGGTAGACAATGCCCTGGCCGCGTGCATCTGTGCCTAGCCAGAACAGGCCGTTATCCATCTTGGCAATGGTGTATGCAGACACGCAGCCAATTTCGTTGAACGCGCCTTGGATGCGTTGCAAAGGGAAGTCCGCAGCGCCTGAGTCGTACCAGACCTCAACCGAATCAGTGCCAAACACCCACAGTTCGCGGTGATCGGAAATAAGACCCACCACGCCGTCGGGTGAACCTTCGGCGCTTGCAAAGTCCAACGGGTCAACTGAAGACCCGTTCAACAACTGAGAAACCCAAATGATTTGGCTGTTGGGCTGGTTGAAAACAAAGTACCCGTCAAGATACGCCACCGTCACAGCACCAGCAAAGTCTGGGTCTGTGATCTGCGCGAACACGTTGGTGGTTTCGTTGTAGATAAACCCGTCAGGATTGCAAGCAAAAAAGATTTGCGTTCCGTTGTCCGCAATGGACACCGGCCCTGTGCCGGACACCGTGCCTAGCAATGTCGGTGTAGCCGTCAGGCCGGTCAGCTTGTAGACTTCTTGGCCCGACACGACATAGAAGTCGCTGCCGTTGGTCTGGTGCGCCCACAACGCGCGGATTGGGCCTGTGCCCACCGACTGCAGGAAATTAAGCCCAGGGGCGCGGTTAAGGAAAGCGGCGGTCTGTCCGTTGTCCGGCGTCATTTCCGGAAACAGGTTGACCATCCGGTTGTCCGCAGCATTGATACTGCGGGCGACATAGGACGCGCCGAGTATTGGTGTTTGCATTACGCCGCAACTGCTTTAATTACTGCAAAGTTGAATACGGGTGTTTCTGTAGTCGTGCCGCCGGTGGTGCGGAATGTGATGTTAAAACTACCCGCCGCTACTGCTGTAACCATCAGGTCGTACAGGTCTGTTCCTGACTTCTGATTTAGGATGATTAGATCCGTGGCCGCCACGGTGCTGTTGGTCACTGTGAAAGTTGCGGCAGTAGCCGAACCCGCCGCGCTGAACATTGTGATTGCGCCAGCAGTTTTGTTAAGCGTCACACCTGTCGTGCGGCTTGTTGCTTGCGTAACGGTGCCGCCAGCGCCAGTTGCGTAGCCTACGCCAGCCGTGCCAGTTGATGCAATCGCTCCAGTGGCTGTTAGGCTTGTGCCAGTAGCCACACCAATGACTGGCGTAACCATAACCATACTTGTGCTGGTGCAAGCAGAAATATTGCCGCTTGCAACCGTGCCAAGCGCAGGCGCTACCATTGTTGCATTGGTAAACAATAGCGCGTTGGTGACTTGTTTTGTCGTGCCCCCTTGGACAATCGGCAAAACGTCGGTTGTGGCCGCTGCCGTGGCGGCGGGGAGGGCTGTGATTGCAATAGTAGCCATGTTAGTAATTTCCTGCGTAAATGTTGAACCGTTGACGAGTAGCGACAATAGCGTAAGGCATTGACATCACATCATCTGGGTTGTTGATGCGCTTCAAATTGCGTTTGCTGGTCATGGCAATACGGGTCACCTGTGGGCTGGGTTCAACGCCAAACTCAGGCGCAATCTCCATCGCCAAGTTGTAGGTAAACGCCCGCAGATAGCCTGGTGGGAACGCCAGCACAGTCGCCAGCGTAGCTGGCTCGTTCAATTCTTGAACGCTTACAAAGTGCCATTCCAAGTCCCGCGTGGGCCGTGGGTAGACCGTCATCGTAACGTCGGGGTAAGTCATGTTTACAAAAATGACTTGCGGGTATGTTGACGTTACGGTTTTGACAGCAATCCCGTTGTACTGCTGCTGGTTGATGAACTTGATGCCAAAGCTGACGTTTGTGCCTGGGTCGCGGTAGTAGGTTGAGTCGTCCAGCAAGACAGGACGCAGGCCGACAAAGTTGCCCGACGGGCCAAGCGTGCGCGTAATCTGCCCAGCGGGCCAAGTAAAAATTTGATCTTGGGTGCTGAACACCGACAGCCGTTCAGTGTTCCATGAATCAATCATCTGATTCATCGCCATCAGTGAGTCTTGCGACACTGACGCGGAGGTAGTCTCGCCTTCGGCTAAAACGCCAAGCAACCGCAATGCCCGGTTAATCTGGTCACCCGCACTATAAGTCGCCATAGCTAGACCCCTTGTGGTTCAACTTTTCTACGTCGCTTTACTTCCAAGACGTTCACAGGAGCCGCCAACTCAAAATCGGGCGTATCCTCAGTATATCGCACCCAGCCGTTTTGCTCATCGGCGTCTGCTTCAAGATCCATAGTAGCGACTTTTCTGCCGTGGATGGGATGCTGTAGGTATATGACCATAATTAGAAATGGGGGTGATTAGCCCCCATTTGGTTTTACAAAACGTGGATAACTGCAAAGTTAATTACAAAAGCCTCAGACAGCGAACCGCCCGAGAGGTTGCGTACTGTGATTACGCAACTTCCGGTAGTTTTGCTAGAAATCCAGCAGTTGTATGCGCCAGCGGTAGCACCAGATGAGACGCTTAAAACTATAACGTCTTTTGCGCTGATTGTGCTGTTAGTCAAAGTGAACGAAACGTTTGTGATGTTAGCCAACGCAGCGTTGTTCAATGTGATCTGACCAGCAGACTTGTTAAGGGTTACCCCCGTAGACTTGTCTGTCAATTGGGTCACTGTACCGCTTGCTTCTGCGGTGTAGCCCAACTCGCCACCAGACAGTACAAAGTTAGATCCAATAATGTTTTGGTCTTCAAAAGCAACACCAATTGGTTTGGTATTAGAGGTCATAATTGTTTCCTTAAAAACAGGGGCCGAAGCCCCCGTTAGGTTTAAGCAATACGGTACACAGTGTACGCAGCATCGCCGGTCTTGCGGAACAAGAACTGCGCCGCGCCACCAACACCTGCCGCGCTGCCGGTAATGGCAACAACCAAGTTGCCAACCGCAGTGATGCCAGTTCCAACAGCCATCGTAATCAGGCCAGTTGAAGTGCCCAAGTTGATAACTGTCAAATTGAACGTGCTGCCAATTTTTGCGTTGGTGATTACTGCATCAATTGCGGTTGCCGTTGGCAAAGTGTATGTAGCAGCGGTTGTGGAGGGGTTACCTACCAACAAGTTGCCCGTAACTTGTGCAACGGTCAGGGTTGCGGTTGCGGTTGCGGTTTGTGGGGCCGCTGTTGCATACAAGTCGATTTCGTTTAGGTTGCCGTCACCGACTTGGTATCCACCACCAGAATTAGGAAGAGCCATGATAATTTTCCTTCAAAAAGAATTGATTAGCCCCACAGACGGCAAGCCATCTGTGGACGAATGGTGCTGAAACCATACAAAACGTCGATACGGCAAGGCATACGGTCGTTGTTGATGTCGTACTGACGAACAACGCGCAAGCTGATACCGTTGTGGACGGAACGTGCAGCCATGTCAACGCCCTGGGGCAGCAACAAGTCAGCGGTAGCAAACGAAATGGCGTCCTTGTGGTAGATCAAGTTCTGTGCGTAAGCAGTAGAAGCAGTCCCCACAAAGGTCACAACACCGCCTGTAGCTGGCAACGCGGTCATGGTCGCCAGTGCGTGAGCAGCGGAGTACATGGGCGCAACAGTCACAGTCCAAGTACCAGCCACAGCGGTAGCGTCAACCAGAGCCACAAACTGGAACAGCGAACCAGTGGTTTCACGGGTTTGCGGATTCACAGCAAAGCAGCTACCAATAGTGAAAACATCACCGGCCTTGATGGTGGTGGTGACAGAACCTTGTTCCAACAGGATGGTGGACGAACCTTCGCTGGTCACGCCTGGGGTTTTCACCAAGGTGGATGCGGTTGCGTCGCGCGAACCGGTGGTGTGCTGCTTGATTGACTGAGACATATTGATCTCGTCAAAGCCCAACACGCCAGTGCCCATCATGCCGTTCTTAAACTGCTTGCTGATGGTGTCGGTGGGATTGAACAGACCTTTCATGCCTTCAACCAGACCAGCGTTGGCAGCGGGGTTAACCGTTGCGTAGCGTGGCGACATCACAGCAGCATTCTCGTTCAGCTTCTGCTGGGCTTGCAACAGCACCAAAGAAGTGGACGGGGTAGTGCCGGGAGTGCCGACGGTGTTACCGATGGTCTTGTAAGCATTGGCAACGTCAGCATCAATGCTGGAGGCCAACTGGCTGATACGCGGCTTGAGAACACGCTCTGCGAAGTCGTCCAATTGCATGGTCAACTCAGCAGACGTGAAGTTCACGCCGATGTGCTTTTGGGTGGAAACGGTCAGCGTAGTGAACTGCTCGTTGTCGTCCTGCACTTGCAAGGCAGCGCCGTCAGTGACCAAAGCGCGGTCAGGCAGACGAATACGCAGAGTGGAACCGATCTTCGCACCTTCAACAGCAAAGCTGTCGTCGTACTGACGGTTTACGTTACGGGTGAGTACCAGGTTGTTCTCGAGGATTTCGAGAGCCTTCCGGGTAATCATATCAATGGTTAGGATGCTATTAGCCATGAAAAAAGTCCTTTAAGAAAAAAAAATTAGCGGTTAGCCTGCGCTTCCCACTTCTTACGCTGCCGTGCCCTTTCGGCTTCAATCCACTGCGAATCAGTCATGGTCTTGATAGACCGTGGATCCGTAGTGTCATAAGCCGGTGATCCAGTGGATCGGGCAGAGACAGGCGAAATAGGTGCTGGCGCTGACGATGTACGTTTCACAGGAGGGTCTGATGCCAATTTGGCCTCAATCCGTCCAATCTCTTTAGCCTGGCCGAGTGGCGACAGACGGGAAATGCGTTCCGCTTCCTTGGGGTTTGTGCCGAGGTGGTATGCCAACTCAGGCCCAATATCCGAGGATTGGATTGCCTCTGCCATCACGTTGGTGATTGGAAGTTTGGGGTTATACGCGACTTGTTCAAAGTCTTCGTACTTGTTCCGTGCTTCCTCTTCCTTCTCGTGGTAGCTTTCAAGAACTTGCGTTTGCTGCTTTGCCGCTTCACGCTGTGCAATCAATTGTTCGGCCTTTTGATAGGCCAGCGCGTCGGCGTAAGCCTCCGTGCTTTCAAATTGATCAGCAGACTGAATCGGCGCTGCTCTTAACGCCTGCATTTCCGCAGCGCGTTGCGCTTGATCTCGTTCCCACTTCCTTTGCTCTCTTGCAAGGCGTTTGCCGATTGCAGCGTCCAATTCTTCCTGTGTGAAAGTCTTAGCTTGCTGGTCTTCAGCTACTTCCGGCGCTTTAACTTCGGGTTCAGGTGCAGCCGTTGCCACCTGTTCCGGCGCGGGGTCAACTACCGCTAGGTTTTCTTCTGACATTTTTGATTCCAAAGAATCCCTGGTGATCGCACCAGTACGGTTTTACAGCATTATGCTGGAATTTGGGCTGCTTGATAAGCGGCGATTACTTCGGGGGTGTGAACGGCAGCGGCGATAGCTTGCACTTTTGCATCTTCAGCACTGTAATCAGCGCCAGGTACAAGAAAGTGATGGTCAAACTTGCTACTAATTTCCACGCCATTTTCTTTGATGGTAATTCTGTTGCGAACTTGAAGCGTGCCGTTTCCAACAACTTCAATTAGCTCAAGAGACACAATTTTTTCAAGAGACATTTTAATACTCCAATTAGAATTAATTTCTGGTGTTCTGCACCAGTACAGTTAATACAGATTATTCACAACACCAGCAGAATCTTTCCAGACCAATTTGCTTTGAGTGCTGCTGTAATACAAAGATGACAATGGCGCATCTGCATCGGCCCATGCTCCGAAGCGAAGCGGGGAATCATTGATGATGCTTTGATTGCCGTAAATCTGACTAGGCGCAAGAACAGCGTTACTTAAATCAGTGCCAAATGCGGTGGCATAAGCGCCAGTTTCAAGACCATTGGAAAACAGTTTGATAAGTGGGGAAGATACCCCATCATTTTTCAGATATAGGGCGGTTTTGCCAGTGCCAGAACTTCCCGAAAATGTGTTGCCTAAAAGTTTGGTTTGAAAGTAATTTGCCGCCAAATTGACGTAACAAGCAACATTGCCTGTTGTTGCGTTTACAGAACCAACATAACCTCCATTACAACAAGCATCAAAAGTCACATCTGTTGCACTTATATCTGGCGAATTAAAATAAATGCCATAACCTTCACTGTTGATATATGTACCAATAACAGAAACACGAGCCATGCCACCACCCGTAGTAATTCCGTATGTAGCCCAAGGAACTGTTTGATTGTAATAACCTATTTTTCTAATCACACCGCCAACGACAGTTAATGAATTCCCTCGATCAGCAAAAATTCCCGCATTTCTCATGTGTATAAAATTACAATTGACAACAGAAACATTACAGGCATTTGTGTATGCTCCATAAGTTCCTATTTTTAAACCAATGCGGGATTTATCTTCTAGGTAAGACGTAGCAGAGCAATTGGTCAATACGATGTCAACATTGGTTGATGCAATGTTATAAGCTGCGCCAGAATCATCTCCACCAACTCCGTACTCAACAACTTCACAATTCACCAATTGAATGACATATGGAACGCTATTATTTATTGTTGCCAAACCACCAATGATGTTGAAGCCAGAAATTCGCCCGTGGTATGAGAGGCAATTTGAAAACACTAAGTTAGCAGAACTGTCAACATAGTAGTTAATGACGCTTTCTTCAGCTTGAATATTGGAAAACCTACTTGCAGTCGTTCCAGGCAAAACATTAAGGCCAAAATTTGCAGAAGTTAGCCAAAGATTTTCAGCAAGTATTCCGTTGCCGTTGACTTCTAAAGCACTGACGACAGTTGCGCCATCAGCAAGACCGCCCGTGATTGTCATGTCACGAATTGTTCCTTGAGGCCCAGCGGTCTTAAATGATATAACTGCATCAGCAACCGGCAAAACATTTGAACGCGCCCAAATGTTAGTTGCATGAGCGCCATCACCATAGAAAACAACGCCTTTTGTATACGCGCCAGTGCCGGGATTTTGGTTGTCAACAATAATTTTTTGCTCTGTTTTATATACGCCCGATGGTACATAAATAGCGCCACCATTGCCATAAAGCAATACAGCATTAATGGCTTTTTGAATTGCAGGGCCATCATTGTTGCTGTTATCACCAAGAGCACCAAACCACATCACATTGGATTGTTTTAATCCAGCAATAGTTCCGCTACCATAAAAAACTTGATAATTTCCAGCAGAAAATGGAACGTCAATCGTAAAAGTTTGACCACTTGCAACAGTGATTTGTGCGCCTTGAATTGCATTAATTGACTGAAAGCCGAGAGCCGATGCCGTTGTTGAAGATGAAATTGTTAAAACGCCACCCACAAATGGGTTAGCAAGCATAGGCGGAATTACTTTAGTCAAAGACATTTTTAATCCTTATTTTGTAAATGCCCAAACCGCAACACTTAGTTGGCCAGAAACAACGGCCATTCCGAGCGCGGCGGTTCCTATTAAAGAAAAAGTAGCCACTAAACCAGTTCCATCGTTTGAGTTTATAACCGCAGTCCCTAATGTGTTATTCCAAGACACAAGCCATGTTCCTTGTTGACCGGTTGCAGTGTTAAAACCCGTAATCATTGCAATCCCACCTTGTGCAGATGTTCTACTTATTTGCACGGCAGATGTGCCGATGGTGTAGTTTCCACCTTCCGTAATCGCAGAACTACCAGTTCCAAGTTGCAGCGTACCAGTTACCGTTTGATTTCCAGTAAATGTTTGCCCTGCATCTGTTCTAGCTACCGTAAAGTTTGCGTCTGGTGTTGTCATTACACGGGTTGACGCTGCAGCTGGCCCCGTAATTTGCATTACACCGCTAGTTGCATTTGATTGAAGTTGTTTTGGCCGCAAATCATTGTTTGCGACTTTAACTGTTGCGCCAGATTGAACAATTGGCAATACTTCTGTTCCGTCAAGCGGAGTAGCTGCCGAGGTTAGCGCTGAAATCTTTTTGTCTGCCATGAGTTAACTCCAATTAAATGTACATTACTTCAATGTTTGAAGTAATAGGCGGTGCTTGAGAAAATATCAAAGAAGTTCCGCTAACAGAATAAGTATTCTTAAATTGGTATATACCACTGATATATACAAAAGTTGAATTTTCATTATTTGGTGCGGATGCCAACGTAAAATTAGTTGTTGTGCCATCGCCCGTAAAATTCTGTATTGTGTATGAACTTGCCCCTGCCGCAACAACATTGTCGTATGTAGCAATCAATACATTAGTTGAATCAGTAAGAACAAACTTATACGCCGCCGATGTAATCCATATTTCACCCCCATCACCTACTCGACCTGCAGAATTTAGGATAATAGGATTGGTGCGTGCAACATTGCCTGCGGAGGTGGTGTAACTAACCAGCGGTGTAGTTGTACCAGCGGCATAGGTGTACAACTTGCCGCCAGACAGAGGCACGCCATTGTTGTCAAAAAACTGAGCCGCTACGCCGCCCACTGGGGAGAGAAAGACGACAGCCATGTATTACTCCAAAAGAATCAAACCGCCATCCTCTTGTACGAGGTTGTCGCCAATTTCAGTTAAAAGATTGCTTTGCACATTTGCATCCGCATATCCCGACAAAAACGAAATAATGCTTCCGAGGCCAATTGAAACCCCGTTGCGGATAGGCGCGCCAAAAAAGCTCATTGGGTATTAATTGGTTTGCAGTAAATTGTGCCGCCTGTAGACACTTGGATTGCACTCACGCGCCATTGGCCGCTGACACTGAAAGGCACTTTGAACGGGATTGGCGTAAATGGGGGCACAGGGGTGCTGGAGGTGGTGGCCGTAACGGCCTCACCAACCAACACATAGCAAGCCTGGTCAGACCAAACCACCACGCCTTGAGCGCCAGCAGGCCAAGCGCCAGTGCTGCCAGCCGTGCCCGTGTAGGCCACAGATTTGGCAGGAAAATTGGTGTCAGCCAACGGGTTGAGAAGTTCCATGATGTGTCCTTATGCCAAAAAGCGTAGTTTATACAGGGTTCGCAGATAGATTTCGATGATGTTGTCAATCAACTGCTGAAGCGAAGAGTCCGTTTTATCACACACCTCGTAACGGGCGGCTTCAATTTCAGCCAACGAATCCTCTAAAAACTCAATAATGTTGCTGGTTTTTTTTGCTGAGTGCAAGGTGATTGGCCCCATCAAACCGTGACGGCCTTGGTAGGCTTCGGCAAAATCATCTGCCGCGCCAACAATACGCTCGTAAAAAATATTCAGCGCCTTGTGCTTGGAGTAGCTGCGCGTGTTCAGATGGACGCTGTGCGTCACATCACGGGCTAGAAACAGTAAGCCTAAAAAATCAGCGGGTTTCATTGTTGCATTCCTTGTTCCATTTCAAGCTGGGGCGTCATCTCCATCGACATGGATTCCTCACGCATTTGCGGAATTATGTTTTGTGACTCCATTGCCGCTGCGACTACGCCCATAGCAATATCTTGGATCTGTTGCTCGGTCATGCCAGCTTGCACCGCAGCAATTCGCTTGGTTTCGGCTTCGTACATTTTAACCTCGGCCTCAAAGTCTTTGCGCTGTTGGTCTTGCATTTCAATGGACTTGCCGACGTTTTGAATCATCTGGAACATCTGTTCCATCTCTTGGCCCATCGCTTGGATCTGCTGCTCGGCCTGCTGCAATTCGGGCGGCTTGTCGCCGTCTTGCATCAGCTTGGGATCAATAGTCTTCGCAAAGCGTTTTGCCATCTCTTGAGCGCCCGGCCAGTCCATGTTCTTCACAAACAAATCACCGGCCACTTGCCACAATTGCGGGTTGCCTTGCAGCAACTGCGCCATCGCTTCCAGCGCCTCTTGACGCTTGGTTGCGTAGCCTGGGCCGGTGGTGACCACAACGTCGTACTTGCCGACCGACGGGTTGTAGATATTGTCAATCACAATGCCTTCTTGGTCAACAATCTTCTTAACCGGCTCGGCTTGCATTGGGTCAATCTTGACCATATCGGTCTCGCCGTCCTCGCCAATGATCCGCGCCACCCGCTGGGTATCGTAAATCTTGGGGATAAGGTCAACCAACTGCCGGGTGATGTGTCGCACGCCACGCGCTAAATTGTCGCCGTAGTGGTAAGTGCCAACATCGCCCTCACGCTGACGCGCAAGAATCGCTCTTCCTGAGCGTTCGTTGGATGTCATGCCCAAACTGGCGTTATATTGACCGGTTGACGCTTTGATGTCTTCAGACGCGCCAGCCTTGGCTTGCAGCAGCCCGCTGGAGGCCATCGGCGGCTGGGCACGCTGGGGTAGTGGCAGAATGCTGCCAGAACCGTCTGTAACGTCAGGGTTGACCTCTAAATACGGCCAGTTGGTCGTGTTTGCGGTCTTCCATTGGTTTTCGTAACCCTCAAACTGACCGCCGTAGCCAATAAATGGCGCTTTCGGAGCCAAAGCCAGCATTTCTGCCTCTTGGGACACCCAATAGTTGTACATCCGCTGCGCGTCTTTGGCATTTCGCACAATTCCCGACACATACAGACGCCCATCGACCTCAAATTCGTTGCCGACAATGCGAACCACGGGGATGTACTTGCCCGCCCACTCGCGCTCTTCCAGTATTTCGTACCCGTTGATCTTGCAATATTTGATTTTGCGCCGGTCAGACTCACGCTGTTTTAACGGCTTGCCAAACTGGTCTTTCAACATCTTGTCTTCGGGCGTACCGGCAAACGCCGTGATGTTCCCTGGGTACAAATTCAGCGTGGCACGGTCGTAGTCAACGTAGTAGTAGTCCGCAATGCGGATCGTATCTTCGTTGAGCCATTGAGACAAATTCTGGTCACCGACGCCCAGCGACTGCAAGGTCGTGATAGGCGCTGAGTCAGGGTACATACGCTCATAGTCAGCTTTTGTGATGTCCTCGGTGATAAAACACCACTTGGCATCAGACCCGCACGGGTCTTGGATCGTCGGATCCATGTAGACGCTAAAACTGTTGCGAATACGCCCAATCTTGATGTCTTGGTCAAAGGTATCGTCGTCGCAATACTCGGTCAGGACGCGGATGTAGCCTTCTCCGTAGCTGACTTGATTTTCGCAAGCGGTGTCGTAAGCAACATCAGCGTCGGAGATGTACTCAATGTGCCTGACCATGCCGTTGAAGATTTCGGCGACTGCAACGTCGGCCTTGTCGTCGGCAGGAATAACTTTGCCACTTGGGCGGTTTTGGCGTTGGTCATTGGTGACTTGCCGGACGTGCTGCGGCAGTTTGTTAATCGTCAGGCACGGGCGGGCGTTAATTGTCTGGCCCTGCACCGCGCCGCGAGTCGCCAGCACATCAGCAGGCCACTGCCAGTGATTGTCCGGGCTACCGGCGTAAAACTTTAGATCGTCAATCTCATCCTCGCGGGACTCAGACAACGCCCCAATAGCCATATCCAGACGGCTGCGGGCAGTCGCCAAGATGTTGGACGTGGTGTCTTTTTGACCGCCGCCGTTGGCTACTGCGCCTGCGGCGGCAATGCCGGTGTAATCAGCCATTATTTAATTTTGCTCAAAACCTTGTTGACCGTAGCCTTGACGTTGTTGCCTGCGGGGATGCTACCGTGGCATCCCATGCCTGGAGTCTTGGAATAAGTCTCTTTGTTGCGGTCAGGCATACCAGCGCCGGACACTTTAGGTTCACGGCTGTTAAGTTTGCTGATGGGTTCAAGAGTTTTCATTTCTTTCCTTTCGGTTTTTGCGCTTCGCGTTTTACAGAGTATGCAATTGCAACTGCCTGCTTTACCGGCTTACCGGCAGCAATTTCAGCCTTCACGTTCTTACGGAAAGCCTCTGGTGTTTTTGACTTGACTAAAGGCATTATTTCTTCTTCGCCGTCTTGGCTGCCTGCTTAAAGTCGGCTGCGCTAGGCGCTGCCTTGCTGCCAGGCTTGTTCATCTTCTCTTTGCTGCCAGCCGCAATGCGTGCCTGTTTGGCATGAATGTTGGCATAAAGTCCAGGTTTGGTAGCCATATCAACACTTCCATCGTTTAAGAGCTGCTTTAGCGCGTTCGCCGTCTTTGGCGTTGGCCGCTACAGCGCCCATTCTTGCACAAAATGAATCCTTGCGACCTTGGTCTGCTTTGGTCTTGGGGTTGGGTGCTGGCGCTTTGAGGTTGGAGCCAGTCGCTGCGTTGTACTTCTCGCGGCCCTTAGCCGTTAGGCCAGCGCCCTTGGATGTTGGCAGTTTCTCGCCACGACCAACTGACAGAGACACTTTTTTCATGCGCCCATCCAAGAGGTATTAACGCCGCTGCCTTGGGAGTTCACGCGGCGGGTTGGCTCCGTGTACTGCCGATGCGCCACAGGAAAAGCAAAGGTCACGGCAATCGCGTCTGCCGCGTCAGGTGAAGCCAATCCTCTTGCACGCATCTCTTTTTTCCCTTCAAGGAAAATAGTTCCCGATGAATTCGGTTTTTTCATAGGCCCAGTTAGGTCAGCTTTAAGCTGCCGGTCTGTGGGAATACTAGCAGATTTTAACCACGACCTCATATCGTTCCACATTTCGGCACGCTTATTCCCAAACGCAATAGAGTGTTTTGCCTTGGAACCGAAGTTTACACCGCGCACTTTATACCTCTGCTCGGTTAACCGATCCAGTATCCCGTAGCCCAGACCGCCCTCGTCAATCACCGTCAAAACAGGCTTGTACTCTTCCATCGCCTCAATAACGCGCCCGACAATCGTCATGGTGTCTTCGCCCTGATAACGCTTAATCGCAACAATGTCCCGCCCCTGGCGTATCGCAATCACGGTGGCATCAGCACCACCTCGAGCCGGATCCACTCCCATCACGATAGGCGCGGTCAGATCCTTGTAACGCGGGCGCTTGGCAGCGTCATCCACCAGTGTCCCCGATATAAACTGATCTTCACCGGCAGACGGAAACTCGCCGTACACCTCAACCTTGGCCTGGGCTGAGTCCTCGCCATACTCTTGGATAATCTGCTCATACACCGCCTTGTCGGTGTCCTCCACCGTCCTAGCGTCCACGCACCGCGTGTTCCAGAAATCCCGCTTGGCGTTAAAGCACTCAAAGAAATAGCCTTCATTGCGACGCGGATTGGAGAACGCAAACCAGTACCGATCGGGTGTGTTCTCCGTAAAGAATCCCGCGCCCACTTCCCAAATAGGATTAGGGATACCGCTGGACTCATCAAATATCAGCATCATGCCGTCTTGGTTATGGACACCAGCGTAAGAGTCAGGATTCTCCGCAGACCACAGCTTACCCTCGCAGGCCCAGTAGCGCGTTCCCTTTTTCAGATCACGCTCAACCAGTTCCGTCAACCAGTTCGCAGGCACTAGCTTGGTGGCGCTTATCTCCCACCAGTGCGAGTTAATCAGCATCGCCGCCCACTTCGTCAACTCGGCCCAAGTGACCGATCGCAACTGGTTCTCAGAGTTTGCGCTGACCACTACGCTGCCGCCAATCCGCGTTGTCAGCATCCACAACACCAGCCAGCTAACCAATGCCGACTTGCCAATCCCGCGTCCAGATGACACCGCCATCCGCACGGTGTCGTAGGTAATCTGACCCTGCTGCTTTTTGATGTGTGTCGTGATGTCTCTCAGCACCTCGCGCTGCCACTTGCGCGGGCCTGTAAACCTTTCCAATGGCGTGTTCTTGACGCCCCAAGGGAATGCAAACCTTACAAACGCCTCTAGGTCATTGGCAATTGCCGGTGACCATAGCTCCGTCATCAGCTTTTGCTCTTCCTCGCCTTTGTAAATCGGGAGTTGCATTTATTTTTTGCGCTTCTTTTTCAGAAATTCGTTGATGTTGTCAACTTGTTCAGCGGCTGACAAAGGTGATGCCAGCAAGTCAGGTGCTGCGACTCCCATTGCTGCTGCCGTAGCAGCAGTCCTGCAAAACGGGTCAAATGCGGCCCGTTGTTGGGCAAGTTCTAATCCGGCTTGTTGGGGGTAGGGTGACATGGATGGTTGGACAACTTAATCTTCAAGTTTTGAAAGTGATGCTGCAACATCATCGCCAGCAGCTTCCAAGTAGTTATAAACTCTTTGATCCTTAATTGATTCTTCGAATGTCCCAAACAATCCTGATTTATCTTCCCATTTCATAACGGATGGGTTTACAAAAACAACAGGAACATCTATTCCCGCCTCTCTTGCAGCAAAAATTCTATGTGACCCAGTCAACGCCTTGGCTTTACCTTTATCCATGTACGCAAGTATTGGCCTTCCCTGATAGCCAGATTTTTCCATGCTATTTAAAATGGTTTTGTATTTTTTTACATCTTCAACTTTATTTAATGGCTTTAAATTTTTTGGGTTTATTAAAACAGATGCATCCTTAAAAATTGTTGCATCATCAATCAGCTTAATGCTCCCACCAACTGGCAAACCTTCAGTGGCGCGGATAGCTTTACCAGCAAACGGCGCAACTGCCATCGCAGCGCCTACGGTCTCAGGCAGCGGCCGGTACGTCATGCCAGTGCCAGTGCCTATCTTGTTCCCATAAGACAAGGCTTCGGCAGTCTTTTGCACATCACCGACGCCCAGCAAGTCCATCAGGCGGTTGCGGTTTGCGGCCATGAAGTCCAGACCAGGTACACCCAAACGCGGCATTTCTGGCAGTTTGTACCCCAGCGCCAACAAGTCAGCAATCCCACCCATAAACCGATTGCGTGGTGTTGGCCCGATGTACGCTAGGTTATTGATAGGCTGCGCGGCTAATGCGTTCTGTACCGGATCAGGCATAGTGGGTGGGTTTGTTAGCTTGGGGCGGTTATAGCATAAAAAAAAATAAAAATTGTGCGCGGAGGCTCCGTATCTGTGGCCCTTTCGCGCTGGCCCTACCCCCCTGGGTGGCGGGCGGCGGTCGGCGGCCATAGCCTGCCTATGCCGGCATATGCTAACAACAACTGCACCTATTGATAGCAACACAACTGTTATATGCAATCACTATACTTGTTGACAACTTTGCTGACGCATTGCTTTCCATAACATACGCCAGCATAATTGTAAGCCCTTGATTCCATTGAACATTTTGCCTATTGCATTTACATTATGCAAATAACGCAATAGATACAGTGTCCATTATGTGAACCTAAAAATGCTGTTTATGGCCTTTTCTGCTTAAACATTAGGCAAGTGACCATATTCTGTGGACAACTTCGGGTACTTTTCACTTTGACCCTGTGGATAACTTCGGCGTTATGTCCGTGACGTCCATTCCGATCTGGACGCGGGAGCGTGCAGCCTCAAGCGCGTCCAGCACGCTGATACGGTCATCACGCACGCTAACGTCGATCTTGTCGCCATACACCCTTGGATATAGCTTGGCGGCCACCCACTTGCGTGCATCCACTTGCAGGCGCTTCTGGTTCACCCAGGCGCTGATCTCTACGCCTTGCAAGTGGCTAGGTATCTCGGCGTCCGCCAGTTCAATAATCTCCTCTGCCAGCCGCGCTGCGCGAATCTTCTTAGCCTTCTCATACGCTTCTTCCAACTCAGGGTTTGCGTCTAATACGCGCTGCGCCTGAGAGTAGCTGATACCTATTCCCTTGATGGCCGTTGTCAGCGACGCGCCAGCACCAACTCTGTCAAATATTCCCTTCCAAATTTCTTTGCTATAGGTGGGCGGGCGGCCAGCGCCGGGCTTCACGCGCGTAGCTAGCGCGCAATCTTGTGCGCTTTCGCCGCCTTCCGTCGATACAAAAGCACTGCCGATTGCCTTTTTTGCAGCACGTTGTGCTGTTTTTGCTTCCGATTGCCCTACAAACGCCATCGCGCTACTTTCTACGCTTGCCGCCTTGCGCGTGTACTTCCGCTTCTGCGGTGTCAAAGAGTTTGGTTCCTCTAAATGGTTTGCTGATGTCAATGTCATTTTTCATGTCCTCAAAACCGCTTAATCCTTGCACTTCCACTTTAACCATTTGCGTACCAGGCAATGCTGCCTTGATCTCACGCACCTGGCTCAGTGTCGGCCCGTTCATTACCACTTCCAGTTCTTCGAGTGTCCATACCGAGCGATTGACTGGCAGCTTGTGGAACTGGTCGTACCAAGTCGCCATCTGTTTGTCCCTGACGATGACCATCAAGCTCCCGTCGGCCATCCGATGTTCCATACAGTCGATTTTAGGCATCTGCTCTATGCCTGCCTCAGTAGCCCACCTAGTGAGCGCCTTGTACGCCGCGATCATTCCCTTGATGGCCTTCTCTAACCGTTCCTCGTCCCTTGCCTGGCTTGCCTCCCATATCCGCTCCCGCTGCGCGATGACCTTCCTGCGGAACTCAGGCTCCACCAGGTCAATCACTCGGTCTATGCCCCAGACCTTCTCATGCTCCATCTTTGCGGTCTCCATCTCAACCATGAGCGAATGCTCAAAGACTTTGAAACGGTCGCTCGGATAAACGTCAGTCTCCAATAATTTCTTCGTTGCCATCCTCAACTCCTCATCTACACAACATTGGACCTAGCAGATAGCATCTACGCAACTACACCTTGCATTAAGCAAGGCGTTGCTAGTTGCGTAGATTTCTACCTATTTCTACACACTTGCGTATATACGCAATTGCATAGATTTAGCCATCTTGCGTATACTTTTACAACATAAGTACATACGCAATTGCCTATACGCAATCTACGCAATTGCGTAGACGCACCATCAAAACGGTGAAACATACGGCTCGTCCTTCTTTATTTTTGGCGGCATGATCCAGCAGTATTCCCCTACTGATGTCTTGTGGTAGCCCACCAGCCCCTTGTCAAACATAGCCTTCTTACCGCGATCCCAATCCGTGTAGATGCTCTTGCTGTCGCCCTTGCGCTTCACAAATGCCTCTCTCCACTCAGCCAACATCACCGTCTTGTGGCGCTCCTCACCGACGTTTGTCATATGCCCGTTCTCATCCAGTGCCGTCTGGATTGACTCAAATGCAGCCAACTGGTTGCCGTACAGCTTGCGTGGTTTCTCTTGTCTTTGCACTGCATCAGCCTGCGCCTGCTGCTGCATTGCCTCGTCACTTGCTCTCACGGCCAGGCTAATCTGCGCGTCGCTGATGCCAAGTGCGCTGGCCTTAATCTCCACCTTCACCATCTCAAATCCAATCTTCAGCCCGTCCTGGCCGTCCTTCTGCTTACTGATGGTGAGTACGCCTGACCCCGCTATCGGGCTTGCAGGGTTTGGTTGCGCGTCAACCTTCATGAGTTCCAGTTGGGTGTCCACGGCTCCGAGCAGGCTGGAATGTCCACGCAATCCTTTGGTGGCGTCTTTACCCGAGTGATGCAACACCATCATGGCGCAGCCCAACATACGCTGTATCCTGCCTGCGTTATGGATAAACGCTCCCATATCTTCGCTGTTGTTCTCGTTGCCACCGCCAAACGCCCTGGCTAACGTGTCAATCTGCACCAGCTCAAACTGCACGCCTGACTTCTCCATCAGGTCCTTGATCGAGGCCACCAGCAAGTCAAAGTCCTCGGCGCTCGATCTCATGTTGATCGCGGCGCGGATAACGTAGATCTCGGCTCCCGCTTGCGTCTTGTTGTGCAGCTTGCAGGCTTTGATCCTTGCGCCGATGCCGCCGAATCCCTCGCCGCAGATGTAAAGCACCGCGCCTGCAGCTTGTACCTCGCGCCCCATCCACGGCCTGCCCGTTGCCACCGCCTCGGCAATGTCCAAGGCGACAAATGACTTGTAACTCCCTGGCGGCCCGTAAAGCGCAGCGAAAGCCTTCTTCGGTAAGACATTCTCAATCAGCCACTCAACCGGCTCGTCCTCGATGTCATCCCAAGCCTCGATGTTGAGCAGTTGCCGTGGGACCAGAATTGGTACGTTCGTGCTAATTTCTGGCTCAATGTCGGTGACCACCACCTCTGCTGGCTCAATCCACTCAGGCGTCACTACCTGGTTGATGTCGGTGATGACGGGCAGCGCCTTGGCCAACTCTGCCAGCTTGGCCCTGTCCCCGCCGTCCGCTACCCACTCGTAAGCGTCATCGCCTAACTCCGGTAAGTTGAAGTCCAAGACTCGGATCGCCTTGGCTACCGGCAGCAGCGCCTGCACTACGCGCTTTGCGTACTTCCAGCCTGGTGCATCGCAGTCCGGAACCACTATCACTACCGCGCCAGCAAAGTATTGGGTGATGTCCTCCGGCCAGTGCCCAGCACCAGCGTGAGACGTAGTGGCAATGGCGCCTATGCTGACCAGGGCATCCGCTGCCTTCTCGCCCTCCACCAGGTAGATGGCGCGTCCGGCTTCCCGAGCGTTGAGTAGCTCCGGTAACCTATAAGGTACTATCCGCGCCCCTGTCATGCTGCCCTGGCGTCTGCCTGCGGCATCCACCTTGTGGAGGCTGTACGTCTTACCCTTCTCCGAGTTGACCTTAAAGCGGCGCTTTACGAACAGCGTCTCGCCTTGCTCATCCTTGTACTCCCACTCGTTCTCCAACTGAGGCATTGTCATCAATTCACCTTTGATAAGCGCGAGACTGTACTCCTGGCGCTGGAGTGCTGGCAATAGGTTGCGTTCTCGTACTGCGTCAAATACGGAGTGCTGGTCGCAGCCGCCGTGACAATGGAACAGATACTTGCCATTGTCTTCCTTAATGGAGAGAGACGGGTTCTTGTCCCCGTTACCGCGGCCATGCCCAGCCACAGGGCAGCTTGCGAGCCAGTTCCCGTTCACCTT